CTAGCAACAACACAGGTCAAGATAGATTATCTAAATCATTAAGAAAGTGGAATTGTTAAAATGATAGAAATTGTATTTGCACTTTTACTCCTACAGGATCATAAAATTATTGAGCATCGTTATCACGACAGCTTACAAAATTGTTTAAAAGCTAAGCGTTATGCCATGAAGGACAAAAGCTCTAAAGATAGAGTAGTCTATAAATGCATAAAATCTAAGGCAAACATAGAAGTGTACATGGGAGAGAAGAAAATTCTCTCGTTAATTCTTGAATAAAAAATCCTACGCATTTTTCCTTAAAAAAAATAGACCTAGAAACAGAGTCGCACAACAATTAAGTGATGGACGTTATCAGCAGCGTGTGGTAAGAAATAAGAAAGCCTATGACAGGAAAAAAATTCAAAACACCGAAAGTTAAATTCGAAACGGAAGTCGTTACGGGTATCTGTGGTGCGTGTAATTTAAATACATTGTTAGTAGGCATAGACAATACATTTTTCAGATGTATAAGTTGTGGTGAAGATCTAGAGCAAAAAGTTAATGGAGTTATTAAGTATATTAGACTTGATAAACACATGGATCTAAGACCAAATGGCAAAGATTAAATTTACTAACTTTACTCCAAGAGATAAGCCTCCCAAAAGACCGAGACGTCATAAAAAAAATTTATCAAAAGGCGAAAAAAGAAGTTATAAAAAATATAATCGACAAGGACGTTAATGAAATTTACTTTAATGTTATTGCTGTGTTCACTGACACAGAATGACTGTTTACCACCTTACCGTTGGCCAGAACAATTTGATTCAACCTATGATTGTATGATTGCAGGCTATGAACAATCTATTATAAAAATGGAAGAAATAGGGCGTGAAGAAGTTAATAAATATAAGCTATTTATAAGATTTACCTGTACACCAGAAAATACTATTTAACTTGCCTGCCGCGGGTATGATACCCACGGCAAACAAAAGGTGTGAGAAGAGAAGCCAATAATATACTAAAATAATATCCTTGACAAGCCTTGTTTTATTATTATACATTCCCATATATGAGAAGATATAATAATAAAAGAAAGGAAGTAAACAATGGCTGATCCAGCTAAATTTAAGTCAGTATCGGTTTCGATAACGACTTATAAAGTATTAAAGTTTCTAGGCGATGGTAAAATTACAGACGCCGATCTAACTGTAAGTAAAACAATTGAAAGTCTAGCTAAGAAAGAAGGGAAGAAACATGGATACAAGAACGGCAAAAGTGAATAAGATAATTTGTTCACAATGTAAGGGCAACGGTTATGTTCGAATTCTTGTAGAAGAAGGTAGAGAAGAACTAATAGCCGATTGTAACAGGTGTGATAATCAAGGAGAGATAGTTGAAGCACAACAATAAATATATCTATCCTAAAACTATCCGCGTCTCGATAGACGGTAAACGTCATTATGATATTAATGATAAAGAAAAGTTACCGTCTGTTACGACTATCTTGTCTAAGACTCAAACGGCCGAGAAGACCGAAGGGCTGCGAAAGTGGCGTGAGTCTAAAGGCGAGCTTGAGGCAACGCGGATCGTGGATGAGAGTGCGGCTCGCGGAACGGCGATGCACAAAATATTAGAAGAATATATCAAAGGTGATGGTTATCTTGATTTAACTAATGTTGGTAAAACAGCACATAACATGGCTATGAAAGTTATAGCTGATGGCTTGTGTAATGTTACAGAATATTACGGCTTGGAATCTACCTTATATTATCCAGGTCTATATGCAGGAGCAACAGATATGATTGGTCTTCATAATAACAGAATAGCTATCATAGATTTTAAACAAAGTAATAAACCTAAAAAAAGAGAATGGATTGAAGACTATTGTTTACAATTAGCAGCTTATGGTATGGCACATGACTATATGCATAAGACACAAATTGATAAAGCAGTTATCATGATGTGTACTCCAGATAATTATTATCAAGAATTTGTAATTGAAGGAGAAGAGTACAGACAATATAAATATAAATGGTTAGGAAGGGTAAGTAAATATTATGAGCAGAAGCAAAGAACTGACGCAAATAATGAAAAGACTGAATGATTTAGCAAATGCTGCACAGAAAGCAGAGCATCCAGGTATGAAACAAATCTGGACGGATAAATGGTATGCATTAGTTAAACAATATGCAAACACAATAGAAAAACAAAAGGAGAACGTTAAATGAGTATGCGTGTAAGAGATCTACAACAGTATCTCGAAAAATTTACCAGAGGAACTAAAGGAACAGGAGTATCAGATGCTCATGTTTACATAGAAACTCAAGACGGACATTTAGAAGAAATTAGAAAAATGGAAGTGCAAGATAGTAAAGTAATAAAAGCTAGCGAACCAGTTAGATTAGTTTTTAAAACAGAATCTATCAAAAGATTTAGAGCACCAACATTTAAACAGAGTTAATGAATCCCAAGGGATAACGGTACCAACGGTGCCAAGCGGGAGACTGCGCGGCACCACAACAAAGAAAGGAAAAACATGGCCGAACTAAAAGAAGAACATTTTTTTCGAATTGATGAGAATAAAGATAGGATTCTTCAATCAGAAAAAAAGAAATTACAACATCAAGTCTTAGATTTAGAAATGACATTGCTTAAGATTAAGGAGGTTATTCGTGAGCACGAGAAAAGTAACGATAACAAGTAATAATATTAGCGCTAAACAATGGTCTAATTTATTATTGGAACTTAATTTAATTACAAAAGCTTGGAAACCTTACGCCACACTTAAACTCGAAGCACGTGGCCTTAATAATGTTATCAAGTGGGGAACTGCGCCACATTGTGGACAAAGATCACATGATTAGTAATCTACCGCGCTATAAGAGAAATTCTAGGGTAATTTTTTTTTTCAGTGATAAGAAATATATGGCGGTAGAGGCGGTAGAGTGGTCAAAATCAACTAGAAGTGTTGGTAATGTTGAATAATAGGTCTACCGCGATAGCTTTTTTAGGCGGTAGAGGGCGGTAGATGCAAATAAGTGTTGGTATTGGCTGTTTATTTACAATGTATCCTGCGCGCGAGGGAATTTTTGGTTTTAGTAAAAACAAATTTGCCTAAAAATTTCTCTTATAGTAAAAGAAATTATGAAAAGACTTAAAAAATCCAAATATAAACATGTTGTTATTAAGAAGAAAAAATATTATTTCTACAAAATAACATGGCTCGATATCACAGGTGACGCCGGGCACGCAGATTTACATACTGCAATGGGCTTCATGCCATCAGTGATGGTAACCCATGCATACTTATTGATTAAAGATAAGAAAAATGTTAGAACTTTTGCAAGTTATGAGGAGAATGATGAATTATTCTCAGATAGAAATGTATTCCCTAAAGGGTGTATAATTAAAATGGAGAAAATAAAACTATGAAAATGATAGACTACTACAAAGATAAGTTTATGATCTGGCAATTACACAACAGAAGAGAAATTGTCTGTTTTGTGGCAGGCCTTATTGTTGGCGCAATTCTAATCTAAGTGAAAAATAAAATAGAACAAGAACAATTTGATCTTAATGAAAGCTACAAGCAATCATTGAGAAACAAAGCCGAGAGAAATCCTACACTGACAAAGAATATGCCCCATGTTAAATGGGATCAGATTCCACCATTGAGAGGACCTAATCCTGATGGTATTAAAGCACCATACACTGTTACAAAGAAAAAAGTTTAATTCGATTTTCCTGAGGGTTTTAATTTCTCAAGTGATTCTGAGTGTTCTATTGTTATGGTTTTTGATTTATCATTAATCAAGATGTTGTGATCATCTACAATTTTTTTCATTCTATCTTTCAAATCGTCTATACTTAGATTGTCTAGATTACCTGTCATAATCATCTTCTGATCTACATATAATCCACCAGCTTTTCCACGTGCAACTTCTGCATTAATGGCTGCAGACCACGCTCCCTTCGCTGTCGCTTCATCTCTTAATTTAGCCAGCTCACCTAAATGTCTTTCAAAAGTAATACCATGCTTCTCTTGAACTTCAGCTCTAAGCTCACCAATGTATTTAACTACTAATGGAGATATCTTAGGATTCCTCAACTCACTAGCTGCCTGTCTAGGCCTAGTCTTGTAACCTGCTTGTAATGCACATTCCGCTGGAGACATACGTCCCTCATTGTAAATAAGCAACTCTGCAAATTTCATTTGTCTTTCAGTTAATTGTCTTGGAACTCCCATATATTGACTTATAACGTAATCTAACGTACAAGTCAAATGTGAGATATATCATAATATTAATACTATTATCAGGCTGTGTTAGAGACTATGATTTTAATCCTTGGACTACAGTTTTAAAACACATTCATAAAATAAACTATGCAGATAACACAAAAGTTAGAAATAATAATTGAGAATTACCCTAAGTATAAATCTTTAAATAAGAAATTGCTCTTAGAATGTAAAAAATGTCCTCAAAATAATAATTACTACACCAATATTATAGGGACTAAACTATTTGTAGAAGATGATCCTTATAGTGAATCAATTTTAAATTGGGTGATAAAGATTTTAAAAAAGAAGTTTCATAATATTAATTCAGAACCACTTAATTATAATAAATCTATGTGGTTTGCACAATATAACGAGGGAGATTACACTAAAGTTCATTCACATGAACCTTACGCATTGTTTTCCTGGGTGTATTTTGTTAATTGTCCTAAAGGATCTTCTCCTTTAATTTTAAACACTACAAAAATAAAAGCTGAAGAAGGCAAGCTTGTAATTTTCCCTGCGTTTATAAAACATTATGTTCCTAAAAATAAATGTAAGAATAGGATAACTTTAGTTGGTAATATGTTGCCTGTTTATGACACAACTTTATAAGGCCCAGTACGATGAATCCTGAGACAAAACTTTGGAAACTTTTAAAGAAAAACACCCCAGAAATTAGGTGGTCTAGGATAGAATCTTGGGCTGTTCCAGGCATACCAGATCTACTTGGTTATAATGATTCATGCGGATTTTTTACAGTTGAGCTTAAAGTTACAAACACTACAAAAGTTAAGTTTAGTCCACATCAAATTCTATTTCACACCACACATACAAAACGTAATTTCATCTTGGTTGAACAAGCCCCTAAGGGCTCTCCTCGTTCCATAAAACTTTATGGGAGTACATCGATCCTCGGTCTCCTGACCGATGTCCGCGAGACGCCATGCTTGGCGCTTAATGACTGGCATCACATCAATCGCTTGATGCTTGACGCTCCGTTGGCTTGATGCTTGAAGCTTTGCTCGACGCTTGACGCTTAGGCTTGATGCTTGACGCTTCAGTGGCTTGAGGCTTAAGGCCCTGACCAGGTGCACGCTCTCCATCGCCCGTCGGCTTAGTCTCGCTAATGACCTGGTCAGATTTCTTCACAAGTGAAGATGGTGAAGAGTGAAGCTTATAGCCCCGCTCTTTTAATTCTTTTAATCTTTTAGGCGTCCAATACATTAATGCTTACCATAACTCACAACTTTAACTGAAGGATCCCAACATTGTCTACAATCGCCACACTTGCCGCCCTGCTTCGGTGCGGGACAGGTGGCGTCCTTCAGTACTACCATTGAAGAGTTGGGCCAGGTTGTATTTTCTTGCCCAATCATTGGCGGGCTAAATCTGATAACAAGATTGTTTGGCTTGCTGTCCAGGTGGTCCTTAATCCACGCTTCGCGCGTCGGCATCCAGTGCTTGGTGTCAGGTGTTAACCTGCAGACATCGTATATTTTATTTAAATGGTCCAGTGACTGTACGTCTCCGGCGTCGTGCCATCTGAAATATTTTTGTCTTTTAATTTGTGTAACTATAGCAGCTGTCCAGAGCTCATCCTTCAGGCTGGCCAGTCTCACATATTGAGCTGCTTTAATTGCTTTGTATCTTGTGTAGTTACCCTTCAGGGCATAACACATTGAACAAACTGAATTTTTAATTTTACGTAATTTGCTGCCGGTCTTGCATTCCCACGCTGGCAGGCTGTAACTTAGGCCAGGCATCTTTGACGTTCGAGTCATGG